TACTTATAAGACTGTACTTGACAGAGTAATATAAGTATGAATGTAGGCTGACACTACTTACTTATATACAGAGGTAGAAACCCCTTATATAATATAGTAAAGAAATGAGCATAAACAAGGAGCAGACTACTACTACTAAGAAACCTAGGAGCAGAAACAAAAGAGCAATAACAAGTAGAAACAAAAGTAATTAACAAGTGTTATATAGTTATATAATAAGTAAGAAGAAAGTAGTAGTAGAAGCAACGGAGTTGACTAAGTTACTAACATATTCTTATACTAGGTTATATAAGTAGAGCAATCATGTGTCAAAGGTTCTTTCATGACCTACTCCCACCTTGGTTGTTCTAACTTATATATCTTAGGTTAGAGATGTATAACGGCAATAAAGCCACAAGTAAATAATAAGGAGACTGTAAAATGTCAAATACAAGTAAAGTAAAAGCGTTAGTAACGCCAACAGGAAGTGCACTATGGGCAAAGGTAACTGAGCCACAGGCTAATAAGTTTAATCCAACACCTATGTTTTCAATGAGTGTTGTATTCAAACCCGAGGAAGTAGAAGTCTTTAAAGGTAAGATGCAGGATTTATTAAATGAATTCTATGATGAGACCTTCGCTGAAATTAAACCTGCCAAGCAGAAGTCATTAGCTAAAGCTGACCTATTTAGAGAAGCAGAGGATAAGGACGGTAGCCTAACAGGTGAACTCGAGTTAAGAACTAAGCAATTTGCTAAGGACTTTAAAGGTAACGAGCAGATAATGCCTATCGTAGATAGCACAGGTAAGGATATTACTAATGGTTGCCCTCTAGTTGGTAACGGTAGTAAGGTACGAGCTAAGGTATTCCCTAAACTATACTACATGGCATCTACTAACACAGTAGGTATCAGCTTCCGACTTAACGCTGTACAGATTGTTGAGTTGGTTGAGTATGGTAATGCTTCAACAGGGTTTGATGCAGTAGATGGTGGTTATGTAGCACCTACTACCTTAGGTGTTAAAGCTGAGGATATCTTCCAAGGTGAACCTGTAACTGCTGACACAGCTGAAGACTTAGATTTTTAATGCACCAATCGGAAGAGGACGGTGAGCTAATAAGGGCTCACTTGCCTTGTCCTGATTGCGGTTCAACTGATGCTTTAAGTGAATATACAAACAACACCTATTGTTTTAGTTGTACCAAATCAACTTATACGGGAAACACAAGTAAACAACAAGTAAATACACAAAGAAGGAGACACAACATGAGAGACGAGTTACTACATGGGGAATACCAAGATATTAAAGGCAGAGGACTTAGTGTCAAAACCTGTCGTAAATATGGTTACCACCTAGCAGAGATTGACGGCAGTCCTGCCTACCTAGCCAACTACTATGATGACCATAATAACTTGGTCGGACAGAAGGTTAGATTCAAAGATAAATCATTCAGAGCAATAGGAACAGTAAACCCTAGTGTTATGTTTGGTAAACAACTATTCAGAGATAAAGGAAGGCAGGTTATTATCACCGAAGGTGAGGTAGATTGTCTATCTGTAGCTGAGGCATTTGATTGTAAGTACCCTGTTGTATCATTACCTAATGGTGCTCAATCAGCATCTACTTGTATCAAGAAGAACCTAGAGTGGTTAGAAGGATTCAATACTATCGTACTTTGGTTTGATAATGACCAAGCAGGTAAGGATGCAGTAGAAGCAGTGATGCCTTTACTCAGCCCAGGGAAGGTTAAGGTAATATCTAACCAATACAAAGATGCTAATGAGATGTTAATAGCCGAAGGTAAGTCAGCGGTTGTTAATGCTACTTATGATGCAAAGGAATGGAGACCCGATGGTATTCTAAATGGGTCTGAGTTATGGGACAAGTACAAAGAGAAGCAAGTATTTGAAACCTGTCACTACCCCTACCCTAAGATGGATGATATGTTTAAAGGGCTACGCAAAGGTGAGTTAGTTACTTTCACTGCTGGTTCGGGTATGGGTAAATCAACAGTAGTACGAGAGATTGCTTATGACCTAATGCTACGACAAGAGAAGAAGATTGGCTACATAGCTTTGGAAGAGAATTGGCGTAGTACGTTAACCAAGTTCTTAGGGATGTATAGTAACAAGCCCCTATTCTTTGATGATGAGTTAACCCCTGAGGAAGAGAAAGAAGCTTGGGGTGAAACAATCGGTAAGGATAGGTTGTATCTCTATGACCACTTCGGTTCTATTGAAACTGAGAACCTACTAGCTAAGATACGAGTGATGATACATAACTGTGGTGTGGACTTCATTGTTCTAGACCATATCTCTATTGTTATCTCAGGTATGGAAGGTGGTGATGAGCGTAGGTCTATTGATAACCTAATGACTATGTTGAGGTCTGTAGTAGAAGAGACTAATGTAGGTATGCTACTTATCTCCCACTTGCGTAGAGCATCGGGTGACAAAGGACATGAAGACGGAGCACAGATTACACTTAGTCAGCTACGAGGTTCAGGTGCTATTGCTCAACTGAGTGATGCTGTTATCGGACTAGAGCGTGATGCCCAATCCGAGGAGGAAGGCGATAAGATTACTATCAGGGTTCTTAAGAATAGATTTGGAGGTATGTTAGGTAAAGCAGATACCCTACAATACAACCACGACACAGGGAGAATTGAGTTATCGTCTGATGAGTTTGAGGAGGTTGAAGATGTCGACAGCGATTTTTGACTTAGAAACTAATGGCTTGTTGGATGAGGTTCATACTATCCATTGTATGGTTATATATGATTTAGAGGAACAGCACTACTATTCCTTTAAACCACATCAGATACAAAAGGGACTTGAAATATTAAGTCAGTTTGATACTCTAGTGGGGCATAACATCATTGGGTTTGACCTACCAGTGATACGCAAACTATATCCAAACATAGCATTAAGTGATACGGTTGTTGACACTCTTATTCTNTGTAGAAACATAAGCCCACGTCTTAAAGGTAGGCATTCTTTAAAGTCATGGGGTGCACGACTTGATTTCTACAAGGGTGACTATGGTGAACAAGAGGATGCTTGGGATTCCTACAACGAGGATATGCTTATCTACTGTAAGCAGGATGTAAGATTAACCACCAAGGTTTATAAGAAGTTACTAACTAAGACTTGGTTACCTGCAGAAGCTTTAAGAATTGAACAGGAGTTTGCCGTACTAATGGTGGAGCAGACTGCAACAGGTTGGTTGTTTGATGTGGATAAAGCACAGAAGCTTCACGTGGAACTTATGAGAGATAAGGAAGCTATTGAGAAGGAGTTGTATGAGACCTTCAAACCTAAGTACATTTACAAAGGTGAGAAGAATTATGTTAGGTCACCTTTCAATAGATTAGGTGTTAGCTTCTGGCGTAATAGTTCTGTTGAATACACCCCATTCAATCCTGCTTCTAGACAACACATAGCCCGATGGTTAGGTGACTTATATGGATGGAAGCCTAAGATGTCTGAGAAGGGAAACCCAATCGTAGACAGTGTAGTTCTTAGTAAGTTGAAGTGGAGCGAAGCCCAACTACTAGTTAAGTTCTTTGATATCAATAAGCTGATTGGAATGGTAGCAGAAGGTAACAATGCTTGGCTTAAGTTAGTAGGTAATGATGACCGTATCCACGGACAGCTTGATACATTAGGAGCAGTCACAGGTAGATGTACCCATAGGAAACCTAACGTAGCACAGACACCTTCTTCTAGAGCCTTTAAAGGTTCGGAATGTAGGGCACTATTTAAAGTTCCCAAGGGTTACAGTATTGTAGGTGTGGATGCTAGTGGATTAGAACTGAGGATGCTTGCTCACTACATGGCTAAGTGGGATAAAGGTAGCTATGGTAAGCAAGTATTGGATGGTGATATCCACACAGTAAACCAAGAAGCAGCAGGGTTGTCTACACGAGACCAAGCTAAGACCTTTATCTATGCTTTCTTATATGGAGCAGGTGACGGTAAGATTGGTTCTATTGTTGGTGGTAAAGCTAAGGAAGGTAAAGCCTTGAAGAAGAAATTCTTTAAAACACTACCTGCTCTAGAGAAGCTCATTACATCTGTTACTAAATCAGCAGAGAAGGGGTATATCACAGGGTTAACAGGTAGAAGGTTATACATACGAAGCCCTCATTCTGCTTTAAATACTTTACTGCAGTCGGCAGGTGCATATGTCATGAAGTATTATACAGTTCAGTTAGCGAAGAATCTTATTAATCATGATGTTAAACTCATTGGGAATATTCATGATGAAGTACAGATGGAAGTGTTAGAAGCTCAAGTTGATGAAGTTAAGGAGATAGCGGAAGCAACATTTGCTGAAGTTACTAACCTTCTTAATTTTAGAATTAAACTTGAAGGAGAAGCACAACATGGTGAAACCTGGTACGACACGCATTAAAGCTATATTACCTCTACCACTCTATTGGAAGGGAAGAGGTAACAAGAGACGACAACTACTACTATCTACTAACACTTGGTTACCGATGCACTACACGCAACGGAACAACATTAAACAGAATTACCACGAAATAGTTAAAGAGTGGTGTGAACAGCTACCTAAGTTTAAAACACTTAGACCTGAGTACACTATTTACTTTAACAATAAAAGGGTTAAGGACGTTGATAATTATCTCGCACCTTTACATAAATTCCTAATGGATGCTATGGTTGAGTTTGGTGCTATCGAAGACGATAATTATAAATATGTTACAGGCTTCTCAGCAGACTTCGGTGGGATAGGCGATGAGAACTATGCAGTCGTGGAGCTAGTGGGTGAATACGAAGATAAAGATTGATGAAGCAATAATAAGAGTATCCACAACTAAGCTCGATGTGGATGATAAGGTAATAGCTAGTATGCTAACAACATTACAACTATTAAAACAATTAGGATTTAAACACATAAGTAAAGGAGATAAGGATGACCGAGGACAACATAAACCCTAGTCACTACAAACAAGGGAACAGAGAAGTAATAGATTTTATATTAGACCAACAACTAAGTTACCTAGAAGGTAATGTTGTTAAGTACGTGGCGAGATATAAGTATAAGAATGGTCTTGAAGACCTAAAGAAAGCCCAGTGGTATCTTAACAAGATAATGCTGGAACTAACAAAACCTGAGGAACAGAATGACATTTGACGAACACATCGAGTCACAGGGGGTAATGCTCCCTATTGATGGTTGGGAGGATTTACTCTTCGACTATCTACAAACACTAGAGAAGGTAGGATATGCCATACCTATTGATAAAATTATGGAAGCAGTATTTGCTACTCAAGAATTAGCAGATATATGTTTGGGGGAGTTAGGTCCAGGGGAGAGCAGATATGTCCACTAGAGTTATTAGATTTACAGCAGATTGGTGTGAGGTATGTAAGGATTATCTACCCACCTTTGTAAGAGTAATGGAAGACTATAGTCACTATGAGGTTCAATCAGTTGATATTCAAACTGATGATGGTGTTGAGATGGCTAGTGATTATGGAATAAGTGGAGTACCCACTACAATCATATTCAAAGATGAGACGTACGCTATTAAGGTCGGAGCTATACCTGAGGAAGACCTTAGGGGGTTCTTGGATGCCAGCTAATAATAGAGGTAAGGCATTTACAAAGTTCGACCTTGACTTAGCGTTTGGTGAGAAGTGGGAGGATTTTATAGATGAGGCGTTTAAAACAGCAGAGGTTAAAACAGAGAATGGTACTTGGGAATTCTATGGAAATATAGTTATAGAATGCAACAGCTACGGTAAGCCTAGTGGTATTGATTCCACTGAGAGTGATATGTGGATACATAACTTAATCGATAGTAGAGGTGAGTATGTTCTAGGGTTTGTAATCCCTACCAAAACACTTAAGGCTGTATGCGAACACAAGGACACAGTTATGGGTGGTGACCACGGTGCTAGTGAGTTAATCAAACTAGATATCAGTAGGTTAGCCTATACAATAATTAACAAACACAAGGCATTAAAGGAGATAGGTAATGAAAGCACTCATTGATAGTGATAGCTTAATATATAAGCACGCAAGTATTAACCAAGAAGTAACAGAGTGGGATGAGAATACTACTACTATAACCACTAATCTAACTAAAGCTAAGCGAGGTTTGAGAAGGAACATAAACGATATAGTTGAAGCAGTAGATGCAGACGGCTACCTCTGTGTACTTTCCCCTAAGCGTACCTTTAGATACGATGTACTAAAAACATATAAGGGTAATAGGAAACCTGCTAAGAATCCACTAGAGCTACTAAAACCTCTTAGGGCTTTCTTATCTGAAGCTATGAACACACATACCCCTACCTATGTAGAGGCAGATGATTTCTGTGTTTGGAAGATGTATGACGAGCCTAGTGAGTGGGTGTTATGTCATATTGACAAGGATTTAAATCAGGCAGTAGGTGCTCACTACAACTACAAAACCCTTAAGAGTTATAAAGTAAAGCAGGATGAAGCAGACTATATGTTCTACTTACAAACTCTTACAGGTGATACAAGTGATGGCTATAAAGGCTGTCCAGGAATTGGTCCAAAGAAGGCAGAGAAGATACTTCAACCCCTTGATTTGACTAACGAGCAAGAAGTGTGGGATGCTATTGTGGCTACCTACGAAGAGAAAGAACTAACAGAAGATGATGCCCTAGTACAGGCTAGAGTAGCAAGAATGCTACGACCTAGTGAGTACAACGGTAATGATGTAATTAAATTATGGGGAATTGAGGATGAAGAGTGAATACTTAGGTATTACTATTGATAGAACAAGAGACAAGATAATGTCCCAACAAGCACAAGAGCTTGTTAAGGGTTATTATTTAAGGGGGAAAGAGAAGTCACCACAAGAAGCTTATGCACGAGCTTGTGTTGCCTATAGTAATGAAGATTTAGAATTAGCACAGAGGTTATATGATGCTGTATCAAATGGTTGGTTTATGTTTAGTAGTCCTATTCTCAGTAATGCTCCTTCGCAAGACAACGATACTAAAGGATTGCCAATATCTTGTTTCCTATCGTATATACCTGACACTCTTGATGGTCTCATTAGTCATCAGTCTGAGCTCGCTTGGCTATCTGTTAAAGGTGGTGGTGTGGGCGGACATTGGGGTGACGTAAGACCTGTAAGTGATAAAGCACCAGGACCAATACCATTTATTAAAGTAGCCGATGCAGCAATGACTGCGTACAAACAAGGCAAAACAAGAAAGGGGAGTTATGCAGCATACACAAACATCAGCCATCCAGACATTATGGAATTCATTAATATCAGAGTGCCGACAGGGGGTGACAGCAACCGTAAGTGTTTTAACATTAACAATGCTGTCAATATTACTGATGAGTTTATGGATAGTGTGCTTAGTAATAGCGACTGGAATCTGGTGGATACTAACACAGGTGCTACTACAGAGACTATCGGGGCGAGGGAACTTTGGGAGAGACTTCTCGAGGTACGCTTCAGAACTGGAGAACCGTATCTTAACTTCATTGACGAAGCTAATAGACAGCTCCCCCAAGCCTTAAAGGATGAAGGACTCGAAATCAAAGGAAGCAACCTATGTAATGAAATTCACCTTCCGACCAACGAAGATAGGACGGCAGTATGTTGCTTATCCAGCGTCAATCTTGAACATTTTGAGGCGTGGAAGGAAACCTCGCTAGTAGTAGATTTGATAACTATGTTGGATAATGTACTTACACATTTCATCGATGGTGCTCATCCTATACATATGAAGAAGGCTATTACATCTGCAGTCGGTGAGCGTAGTCTAGGATTAGGTGCTATGGGATTCCACAGTTATCTACAGAGTAAGAACATCCCTTGGGAAAGTGCCCTAGCCACGGGTAAGAACCTACAGATGTTTAAATATATAAAGGATGAAGCCTTATCTGCTACTAGGGCTTTAGCTGATGTTAGAGGAGAATATTTAGATGGTATCGGAACAGGTAAAAGAAATTCTCACTTACTCGCTGTTGCTCCTAATGCTAACTCCTCTATTATTTGTGGGACTAGTGCTAGTATTGAGCCTATCAAGTCTAATGCTTATACTCATAGGACTAGGGTTGGTGCTCACTTGGTTAAGAATCAACATCTCTCTAAGATACTTAAAGAACACAGGCTTAGGTTAGGTGAAGGTAAGGAATGGTTAACTAGGCAGTGGTCTAACATTATCCATCATGAAGGTAGTGTTCAACAGTTAGACTATTTGAGTGAGTGGGAGAAGGACGTATATAAGACTGCTTTTGAATTAGACCAAGAGTGGGTAGTAGAGCACGCAGCTCAAAGGCAAGTGTTTATATGCCAAGGTCAAAGCGTTAATCTATTCTTCCCTGCAGGTAGTAACAAGTCATATGTAAATAAAGTACACCTTAAGGCGTGGAAGGATAAGTTAAAGGGGTTGTATTATTTAAGAACTAATAGCTCTAGTGTAGCTGAGCAGATTGGTAAGAAGGTAGAACGTATTAAATTAGAGAACTTTAAGGAGGAGGAAGGATGTCTGAGTTGCCAGGGGTAATGGATGAGGCTCAAGCTTACAAACCGTTTAATCACGTGTGGGCTATGGAGATTGCAGAGGAACACGAGAAGGTACATTGGGGNTGGAAGAAAGGGGATATCAGCGATGTCGAGAAGAACCACATCACTCAGATACTACGCCTCTTCACACAGTCAGATGTACAGGTAGGTCAGAACTACTGTGACCTATTCATCCCTAAGTTCCGTAACCATGAGATTAGGAATATGTTGATGAGCTTTGCTGCGAGAGAAGGCACACATCAGAGAGCCTACGCTTTACTTAATGATACGTTAGGCTTCCCCGACAGTGAGTATGAAGCTTTCCTTGAGTATGAAGAACTAACAAACAAGGTTGAGTTCATGCAAGATAATGATACTTCTACACAGCATGGTCTAGCTAAGGCTCTAGCACAAACCTGTTGTAATGAAGGTATGTCGCTATTCTCTGCTTTTGCTATGTTATTAAACTATCAAAGACGNGGCAAGATGAAAGGTATGTGCGAGGTAGTTGAGTGGAGTATTAGAGACGAGAGTATTCATGTTGAAGGTATGTCTAGACTATTTAGAGCATTCTGTTCTGAGCATCCTAGGGTTGTTACAGATGAATTTAAAGGAGAAATATATGAGATGTTCAGGGTGGCGGTGTCCTTGGAAGATAAGGTTATCGATTTGGCTTATGCACTGGGAAGTGTGGAGGGTCTCAACAAAGCTGAAGTTAAAGAATACATACGACATTTGGCGGACAGACGATTAATAATGCTCGGTCTTAAGCCTAATTGGGGTGTTAAAGATAATCCCCTGCCTTGGGTAGAATGGATTGTAGCAGGTGATAGTTTCAAGAACTTCTTTGAAGGAACTGTTACTGATTACTCTGCTGCAGGAATGGACGGTGAGTGGGGGTGGTAAAGAAGAACTACCTCCCAAACTTTGAATGGCATAAAGGGTTTAAGTGGGACAAGTTAAAGGAGCAGAAATGCAAGGATACAAAGGATGGAAAGGAAGACAAAGACTACACGCAAAAGGAAGAGACACGGGATGGGAATGGATAGAGGACTGCTCCCTGAAGGGGTGCTTAAAGGAGTTCAAGAAGTATATAATTTCCCACAAGGGATTGTTCTTAACTTCTCTAATAGTGGTATCACTACTGATAGGTGAGTCTAGGGCTGAGATATTCGATGGAAGAATTGAAGCACCCTCAAGCCCTTTCTCATTTCCCCACAAGGATGATTACGTCACTATGGATATAGTCCAAACAGATGGAGGCGGTGGTACTGTTGTATGTCCTAGTGTACAGGCTTGTTATACATATGTACTAAGAGCAGAAGCTAGAGGTGCTCTTCAATTCTGTGAGAGTATGACTATTAAGCGTGATGGTGTAATTGTTTGGTGGAGGAAGTATTTCTAATGGGTGACGATTATTGGGATAAGAAGAAGTGGCTTGATGGTCTTGGGGAGAAGTTTAGAAGAGGGGTTACTAACAATATCCCCATAATACCTACCTATAGAGAACTAGAGATGAAACTAACTGAGCTTGAAGACCAACATACTATACTAGGTACTAGATATGAGGCGTTGTGTAAGATACTAAGGAAACAAGGTTTAGATAGAGTGGACAGCTACTACAGTAACTTACAGAAGTTAGCTGAAGATGATGGAGAGATTTGGATTACTAATGATGATGGCAGTAAATGTAAAGTACAACATAAAATGGAGGACAAGGAGTAGTGGGTAAATCTGACACTACTTACTTATATAATGGATAGACTTCCGAGAGAAACTACAGTCTTACTTACAGAATTAGAACTTATGTTCCCTGACCAAATGGTTACTGAACAAATGTCTGACTTTGAACGGGGTAAGAAAGCAGGAGTAATAGAATTACTTCGTTTATTAAGACAACTACAACACACAGGAGAATAACTATGGGCGGATTATTTAGCTCACCTAAAGCACCTACACCACCACCACCAGCTACACCAGCAGCAGCACCAAGAGATGATGCTACTTTTAAGCCAGGTGATGATGGTCTTAAGAAAACTAAGAAGATGACAGCTATTAAGAAAGGTAAAGGCAGATTAGCCATTGCTGTTAAATCAGGCGTTAAGTCTGGAGTAGCTAAAGGATATTAAGGAGTAAGGTATGGCAGAAGAACGTACAGTAACACTCAAAGCTAGATGGTCTAAACTAGAAGGCGAGAAGTCAACGGTATTAGATAGAGCAAGAGATTGTGCTTCTTTAACTATTCCTTCTATGTTAACTAAGCAAGGTCATAAGGAGCAAGATGTATTAGCTACTCCTTATCAATCAATTGGTGCTCGTGCAGTGAATCACTTAGCGAGTAAACTATTGTTAACATTGTTACCTCCTAATGCTCCTTTCTTTAGACTGATGCCTAATCCTGAGGATGTTGCTGACTTAGACCCTCAGCAGGATGCTCAGTTAGAGGAAGCATTAGCTAACTATGAAAGAGATTTATATACATATATAGAGAAGAAAGCATATCGAGT